GTTATATAAATGTTTTGTCAAATAATGATTTAATGTGTCCATTGAACCATTGACTTAAATGTCTATATCCATACTCGTTTGGATGTAAACCATCATTTAAAAGGTTATTTATACTATATTTATTGATAGGTGAGAATGTGTTATCAATAACATTACAATAATATTTTTTATAAATTTCATTAATTTTAATATTAAGCTCGTTTAGTGTATATCCCGCATTATTAATAGTTCCATATGCAAAGTTATTTTCTATTGTTCCACGTTTACGATTTAATGGTAGTATTCCAATTATATTACACGCTGTGTTATCTTTTCTTATTTTAGTTAATATATAGTTAAAGCTCCGCACACTGTTTCATTTTGTGGATACATATCATTAATATCGCCTAGTGGCATATCATTTCCATAGTCATTTGTTCCCATGAATATGCAAACAAAATTGTTTATTGAAAAATCATGTGTATCTGCCATTGATATTCCATTTACATTACCAGACTTGTATAATAATCCGCTCCCAGTTCTATAACCAGCATCAATATTAAATATACTTTTTAATGGATTATACCATCTGATTGTCTCATTATCTTCATACGGATATCCTGCCGTTATGCTGTCACCCATTAAATACATACTATTTGATTTATTATAATTAGTATCAATCAGCATCCACCCTGTCGGACTAGTTTTGTTAACACTGTCAAACCATCTATAAGCTACTGATTTATTATAAAGCGGAGCATTGTCAATGCTAACGATTTGCATAACCCATAATTCTCCTGCTAATGGGAATGAAAGATTATTAACCACAAAATTACCATATTTTAGATTAAATGGAGCATTTACAGCATCGCTTGTTTCTTTGTTGATAGTTACCCAGTATCCCCCACATTTTGTAAATTCATTGAAATCGTGTGTTGCAATATTATATATATTAGTATAATTAAAATTAGTCTCTAATGTTTTCCAGTTTAACGTAACTTCTTTTGTTTCTGTATTAAACCAACGATATGCAACGCTATTATTATATTTTTGAGTGTTATTCATGGTAACTACTTGTAATACCCATTTATTTGACGTTGCGGGGAAAGATAAATTGATTATTACAAAATCACCATATTTTAGATCAAACGGGGCGTTTGTTATATCGTTTTCTTCTGGCGTTACTGTTAGCCAATAACCACCGCAATTAACATAATCATTAAAATCATGAGATTGTATATTCCTGTCATTGTCATAGATAAACTGACTATTTAGCTGTCCATATATAATTCCGGTATCAGTGAATGAGGATAAACTGTTATTATATGTATATAAGTGTGAGTTTGTTGCTAAAAGATAAATTTTATTTTTATCAGTCATTTCGGTGGTACTGTTAACCACAACTGGACTGTTGATATTATTAAGATATGGGACAAAAATTTCAGCTAAACTACCATCGTTAGCCATTTCATTTAATTTGTTATCAATCTCATCCTGTACATCTAAATTTTTGAAATAATCTTGTACATAACTTTTCAGATCGTTAAAAGCATCTTGCAAGTTATCAAAATTTTTCTGCATAGCTTTCCACTGTGCAATAAGTTTGTTAAATTCTTGTAAAAACCAGTCCTGATTAAGCTCATGAAAATTAGTGTAAGGTCCTAAATTTTCCATACTCATAATATAACACCTCCTATTAATATACCATTAAGCAAAAATTTTCGATAAAACTGTTTGCAATTACATCATACAGATTGAAAACAACTAAATCCCTTTCGCTCTGTATCATCTGTTGTGAAGTAGTGACACCTATATTTCCGTGTGCTCTTCCGGTTTTTGTATGCTTTCCAGTTCTCCCATCATTTACATTTTCTTTTTCTGTGTTGGTAATACTTCCGTTTTCTGTCGTGTCTCCATCCGTAATCTGTTTCGCATGATCCGCAAGCCCAGCATTAAAAGCGGTATTCTGATCTGTTATGTTAACACTATTCATTATTTCATTTGTGCTAGTGCTTTTTATTGTGTTATCTCTAGCACTGGAAGTTGTTTCATCGTCAGTATCTGTCCAGTCCTCCATACGATCATAGTTTTCGATCGGATTATATTCAAGCACTGTCGTATCATATAACTTTTTCCAGTTAATCTGATACTTGTTACTCCATATCGTAATACGATTTTTCATATAAGTAAAATCTGGATATAAAATCTCCAACTCTCTCGTCCGCATCAAAATTGCATCAATAGCAATCTGTTTTACAAGCCCCTCAGGAACATTGAACCCGTCAAACAATGTGTTATCATAGTTATATAATCCCTCAACAGTTAATAAACTCAATCAGAATCACCTCCATATGTTTCACGTGAAACATTTTCATTTGGGTTGTGTCTCCAATTTACACTTACCTTAACACCAAACATCTTTTTAACATCATCACAACTTTTCTTCCATCCATCCAACCACATTTCCATCCTAGTTGAAGTTTCAACATCATTGCTTTCAGCCTCTGAAGATATCATTCTCTCTTTCTTATCTGATCTGGCAGAGGGAATACCGACCTCAGTACAAAATAGTTCTTCCAATCTTCTCAGAGTGTCCAGAACATCACCGGCAATATAGTTCTGCCGTAAATTATTAACAAAATAATCCCAAGGTTCTTCCGTCTGATCCCCTCTCTGAATTCTCAGTTTTTCGTCATAGAAAACAGCTAACTCACCTCTCATAACCTGATCCATGACTTTTTTCAGACTTTCCGCTCCCGCTTTATTTCTTGCTCTGAAAACATATGCAAGTTTGCTGTTCATAACGTTCATGTCAAGAGATTCCATAGCAATAGCCATTTCATTCGCATATCTTCCGACAAGATCCATGATCCCACCATAGTCGGCGGTACACTTGAAAAGAACACACTGCTCACCAATCACAGGCTCAATCACGCCCTTTAGCAATGGATTGCTAATCACCGCCTGAGCTGGCCTGTAAAAAACATTGTACCCCTTGAGCGTACACCCCTGTGGGATTACACCAAATTTATCAGTGTTAATGATCGCAACTGTACCCCAACAATACAAACAGTATAAAAAATAATCCTTATCCCAGTTGTCGGGCACATCCCATTTCATGACGGAAATAGCTTTCTGTAACAAATATCTCTGAAAATACCAAAATAACTGAGTATTTTTGCAATGGTTAGTGCTCGGGCTTATGCTACTATTATACTGATTGATATAATTATACATCACAGGAGCGCCAACGCCTGTATCACATCCAAACATATATTCACCTCCTATAAGCTATTAAAATAATCAAACCACGCTCTAGCATATCCGGCACGTTCCTGATGTATACTAGCAGGTCTTTCATAGTTTGCCTGAAACGCAAGTGCAAGATATCCAGCATCCTGTGTGCTAACACTCCACTCTCTCCAACTTAAAGGGTACGCACTTGTACTATACCATTGTGGCTCGATACCCCAGTTTTTAATTCCAGAGCTTTGCTGAAACTCTGCAAAAATAACACTCAACTGTTTCTGACCATCATACCAATCATCATGACTTCCATATAATACGTCAATAACTTTATATAAATCAGTCGGTGGTGTCCACTGCACAAGCCCGTGTCCAGTACCACCAATTTCAATCAGTGCCGGATTGAAAGTGCTTTCCTGTTGAATATTTCCACAAAGTCCTGCAATAGCATTTACACTCCACCCCTGAGATTTAAAATAATTTAAAATCACAGTTGCGTTATTTATGGCTTTTTCATTGTTTCCGCACAGGTTAGCTGTGGGATCTCCAAAATACTCACTGTTTCCGCCAACCTGCCAATCACCACCAGAGAAAGGCCACCGGTACACTCTCCAATAGTGTATAGTACTTTCCCACACTGTATAGGTGTTAATGCTTACCTGATCTGGAAGTGGGAGACGTTTGCTGTGCGCTCCCATGCTGTGCGTATCATCGTACATCATTTCTGTATGTTGATGACCTCCGGGTGATGTGTCATGTATCCATAAAATATCACCTTTTTGAAATTTAAAATCAGTATAATCGGCAGGTAATATTATTTCCTCAAAACCGAGATTTTTCAGTATCGTTGGCATTGATTCTGTGGTAAAAGGCCACGCTGTCAAATTGACTTCAAAACCTGCATGCCCTAGCCCATAAAAGATTAAAGAACTACAATCATAGTAAGTTATTCCATTGATAGTCTGTTCATTTCTGTAGTCCTGATTATACCCAACATCGGGAGCATTGCAACGGTCAACGATCCATTGCCACGCTTGTAGCATCAACCCACCGATTCCGCCTGCTCCACCAGATCCCCATGGATTCTGACCTGAGTTAGCACTTGTCATAAGCGCAACGAACATTGAAATATTGCTAGCAGGAAAGCTACGCATAATACACACCCCCCTCAAGGAATTGCTTGATCTGCTCTTTTTCGTTTCGGGTTGCTCCACTCACATTGATAGCTCCATTTTCAACAACGTAATACCCAGTGCCTAAATCCTGCATTGTACCGTTTTTCATATAGGGCCTGCCATTGTCTGCACGATCTTCATCGGTGATCTTATAAAAAGTTTCAATAACATATGGTATACGTGCTATTGATAACAACGTGCCATTAACACCTCTTGTATGCACATCCGGTATCGCACTCTCAACCGCATTTGCAACTCCTGACGCACTTCCTAAAAAATTACCAGAAAATAAATTCCCGATGCTACTTAACAAATTACTTCCACTTTCAATGATATTTGCCCGTAAATCACTCACCTGTATGTTAACTCCAATTTGTGCATATCCACTATACAGCGTAACACCTCCTGCGCTCACTGACATTACACCAACTCCGCTCATACAGTCAATAGTTTCGCTGACTGTTACGCTCTCAGCACTTGCAACTTTTCCTCCGTCAATATCGAACGTTCCCCAAGGGTCAATAGTTAACTGAATCCTACGAAACGGAGACGCATTTAAAAATGTTCCACGTGAAACCTGTGGGTGTTGAGAAATCGGCATATCAAAAGACCTGCTATAAAAAGGCTTATTACCCAACTTCAATGCAGTCGCATCGCAAGACCAAAAACCAAACTTAACCTCTGAAACCTGCGTACTTCCTGCGCCAACATTTTCACAAGGAAACCACATAACACTTGTCAGATATTGAAACGGATTGAACAAACATTTTAGCAAACTATCTGTGATCTGTTGACCTGAGATGTTCGCCCAGTCAAGAGTAGAAAATATCTTTGAGCAAAAATCTGCAAAATTAGTGGGAATAAAAGCATAAAAATTTGTAAGTCCATCCTCCCCCACAATGCCACAAACAAAATACCCCTGATTTAAACCATACTCAGCAACCGGAAATAAACCATCATTAACAACTGTCCGTTTCTTAACTGGTGTTGACAACGTTGGATATAGAGTGTCCATCACATCCCCATCAAAACTCGTAGAGCTTCTGATAAAAAACAAATTACTTGCCTGTATCGTATCACGGTACGTTGCCAGCACATCCACAACGCAATGTGCAATCCATGTGTTGTTTCTGTACTCCCAGTCCTCCACCCAGTATGATCTTCCAAATTCACTGATCTCGCAGTAATTCCAACTCGGCGCCGATCCACCATTTCTTAAAATGATCTGTGGATTTTCAATAGAACATGGCTCATTAATATTACAGGAAACGGCGGTAACATCACCGCCGACAACTCCTGTAGAATTAACTCTTTTGCTTGCCGTTTTAAAATTGACTGTTACCGCCATTATTTCCTCCTATTCCAGAACAAAAACAAGTCCGTTCTCTGTCAGATCGTTCCAGTATCTGTCTGTGAAATGATAGTAAATATTCCAGTACCCACCAGCACTGTTGAAAGGTGTCGTGCTACTCCACTGATTGATAGTGGACAGCCCCATAGCCTCCTCATCAAACAGCACAGCAAAGATATTACTCATAACCTGAGCTTCTCCCTTTGCAATACTTCCGTCAGGCGACATATAACTCGGTGTAACATTGATACCCATAGGACTCTCAAGCGTCTGCCAGAAATTCACTTTTTCATTTGTTGCAATCTTCAAATACTGATCGTGGAACGTGTTACTCAGAACCGTAGTATCAGCGGTATGAAGATCTGGGCTGAACATCATAATGTTTTGCATCCTCAGCGGTGTGTGTCTTGCAATCTCTTTTCCCGTAACGTTAGCATGGAATCGTGTCGATCTCTCAGTGAAGAAATCCATGTATGTCATGATCTTCGCACACGCCCAACGGTAAAAACTCGGAAAGTTGTCCGCTTTTCGGATATCGTCCGCAGTAAACGCACTTCCGTTTTCGTCATTATACATGGTTAACAGCTTAACAACGTGCTCTCCAGTATATCCCTCTGTTGATGCCGTAACGCCTGCCTGCCAGATGTTTTTAGCTCCGATATAGTTTGCAACGCACGCTCTTGCCATGCTCTCATGTGCCTGTTCGATCATATCCATCGTGTTCTGAGTATACATGGAAATAAACTGCCCGAACTCATCAGGATTACGGAACGCCTGATCCAACTGATCTCTGAAATAAGTCCTGTGTCTCTGGAATACCTGACCGCCGTAGAAATTGGTCTGTAAAACTTTACCTTTTTTGATTTTGTACATATCGACAGCTGTGTCATCATCAAGTGGCTGTCTCTGATCGTTTTCCCAATCATCGTCCAGCATCCCTAACTTACGCACATGGTTTCCCCATTGCTGTGTAGTTCTTCTCAGCCCCTTAAATTTAGCATTGTAAGGTCGTACAGAAAAGATCGTCCTGTCTAATACCTGAGAAATGCTGTTCATAATCCTGTCATTACCCACAAGTAACGCTGTCTGTGCCTGTGCTACGAACGAGCTTGTGTCCGTTGCTTTCATAGTTTCAACGCCTGTGGCCTGTTTAACGATATCATTCAGCACTGTGCTGATCTGATCGAAACTTAATGTATTCGCCATTATTTTTCACCCCCTGTCAATCCATCATAGTTTGGCGGATTGATAATGCTTGCTATAGCATCTTCTGTTGTAACCTGTTTGGGAACTGTGTTCTGCATCAGATTAACGTTGTTACTCTGTACCGCACTTGTGAGACTTTTCAGAGCATTCAGAACATCATTCTGTTCACTGATCTGCTGAATCTGCTGTGTCTGCGGATATGCCTGTGCCTGTGGCTGTGGCTGTGGAAACATCTGTGGAAACTGCTGTGCATATCCCTGTACACCCTGCACTGGTGTCTGTGACTGCTGATAGTTCTGTGGATAGAACTGTGGCTGGGGCTGTGGCTGGGGCTGTGGCTGGGGCTGTGGCTGGGGCTGTGGCTGGGGGGCACGCTGGGTTGCTGTACCTGACATTGTGAGGATTTCGTCTTTTGTGAATCCCGCTGAAATAAGTGTGATTAAGTTGTCTAATGTCATATTTTGTAATCCCTCCTGAGATAATTTTTATGTGAAAAGCCTGTGGAAATGATACCGTCATGCTCGTAAGTGACTGCATACCAGTTTCCAGAATAACATCCTAAACAGATGCATTTCGTGTTTTTTGGCATTTCTGCGATAACTGTTCCGTCTGTACTAGGCTCTGCCCTGATCATCAGAGGCTCTGTGTTCGTTGTGACGATGTACACACCTCTGATATTTTTGTTGTAGTTAATCGTCATTTTTTTCACTTCCTGTAATATGGTCTGTGAGTTTGGTTAGTGCCTGAGTGTTGTTGTTGAGTGCGTCTGTCATGTTTTTCATTTCGTCCTTGTGTGCGTCTGTTTCTTTCTGCCAGAGATAGAAAGTGGCGATAAGGCAAGCGCAAGGCACACCAATGTTACTGATAAGAGTTGATAACGAGTTAACGTCCATATTTCACCTCCATTATATATTATCACAACATATAATATGTTTCACGTGAAGCATTAAAGAAAGGTGAGAAATGTTTCACGTGAAACAAAACATATGCAGGCTGTGACACTCTGCATATGTGACGAAAGATTAAGTGTTACAAATTCTTGAGTTGTACATACTCATGCACATTGGATCATTATGATCCCACGCTCCCAACGTGTTGTACGTGTGCCACGAACACTTGTCTTTCTATGAAAGATAATATCAGATATAAAGCACAAAGTCAATATTTATTTTTAAAATATATCTCAAATAGAGACTTGCTTGTGATATCCTCAAACAGTACCTTGTTTGATAAATACATATCCCATAAATAAATAAAATCTCGTCTGAAAGCTTTCACATCCTTGTCCGTATTGGAATACTCTTGCGGTGTACCAGAGCTATGCCGTGTTACATATATTAAGTCTTTTCTCTTGTGCTGATATATTGTAATAGCATCCATTTTACATAGAGGTATCAGTTCTTTAATGTTCATGCTTTTAATTCCTGAATAATCAGCGGAATAAAATTCATTTCCTAGTGCCATCCTGTTAAATGCTGAATCTGATCCAGACATTTTATACAGAGCTGTGTCTTTTTTCTTTTCAGAAATCGGCGAGTCATACAAGTTAAAAAGTCCAATACCTCTATCACGTATAATAGACAGAGATTGTTTATTAATATCCATGTTCGATACTTTTTCCATTAAACCATTTTCAATAAACATATCACATGATAAACTTTCGGAATTGGAAAACAATAAAAACTGTATTGGATTAATACCCTCGAGTTCACGGTTTCGATTCATTGTTTCATATGCGTTTTTAAAAGCATATCCGGCATTTTCAACTCTGCGTTCACGTTTTTCAGGGATAAACTCATCATATATCCCTATCTCAACGTCTGATGCATCAAAACCTCGTAAATTGGCAAAAGTATTTAATGCTATAGCATAACCAAGTATATTTCCAGTATATTTTATTTTACCATTTTCGTCAATTTCTGCGTTATAATACACCGCAATATTTTTTCCGACACTTTTCGGATATATTGACCATCCCAGATCGTGATTTAATTTTTTAAAAGGTGAAAGCTCTGGAATTTTAATCATATCAATCTGTGTCTGCAATGATCGCATATAAGCGAAAATTTTTTTATGCTCAATACAGTATTTAAGAGCACCGTAAGTTTTCCCCGTACCACGTCCGCCCCAGATGTAATTGAACTTTTGTCCATATCCTAAAACAGCGGGTATCGATAGATACCCGCTGTTTTCATATTATTTCTGTGGCTCTGGCATAGGAATATTCTTTTCAGGATATCCCATACGGGCTAATGCACGATCTGGGGAAACAAGCGCACAGTTAAGATAGTCACGACCTGATTTTGATGTTCGGTGAAGAACCTCGATAAAAAACATATCTGAGACTTCTTCCATATCAGAAACACGATCAACAATATCCTCGAATGATTCACGGAAAGTTACTGACTGACCGGAGAATACATCTCCTGTGTTTGCGTCCTGCACTGAAATGCAGGTTATTTCATTTCCGATATTGTCGGTGGTAAGATATTTTGCCCACGCTCCAACGCAGATAAGTCCTTTGTTTTCTACGTTTTTAAGTGAAACGATTGCAGGTGATTCAATGAGGTCATACTCTGTATAGGTATCGAGGTTTCCTGATGATTTAATGATCTTATAATTCTTTGTCATGATTTAGTTCTCCTTTTCTTTGATAACAATTGCGTTTTTTAAAAACACTTCTGCGTCCATCCCGTATAATTTTGTTTCTTCGGATGTTCTTTCCCAGTCAATTACAATTCCAAAATTTCTTTTTTTAATCTCTTTTAGGTATCGGATACCTTAATGGACGGCATCTTCGCGCTGTAGTCCTTGTTCTTCTTAGAGACGGCAATCGCTAATTTGCGAGCGATGTCTCTGTAGACTTGTGCGACCTTGCTGTCGGGTTCCGAGATGACAATCGGTTCGCCCTTGTCCATACTCAGACGGATGTTGATATCAAGCGGGAGTTCGCCTAAAAGATCAACGCCGTACTGCGCAGCCATCTTGGCTGCCCCGCCCTCGCCGAAGATATGTTCTTCATGACCGCACTTGGAGCAAATGTGGGTAGCCATGTTCTCGATGATGCCGAGGATCGGAACGTTCACTTTTTCGAACATCACGAGACCCTTACGGGCATCCATTAAAGCGATATCCTGCGGAGTGGTCACTACCACGGCGCCGGTCAGAGGCACTTCCTGGGAAAGAGACAGCTGGATGTCGCCAGTTCCCGGGGGCATATCAA